GGCGGGCGGCGGCGCGGCTTGATTTTTGCGCAGCCGATTAATTTTTCGTCGATTTTTAGGGCTTGCATTTCATAGAGTCTTGGTGTAGTGACGCAATCGGAGGTGACAATGCGCGCAGATGACGAGAGCGTCGAGCTTACTGAAGAGCAGATCAACAAGCTCGCGACTGTCTTTGACAATCGCGGAAGGGTGGATCGCACTCTCGGCAAGGACGCGCTGATCGATTCCGCCACTAATCCTGAAACTCGTCGCCAGCAAGCGATCGAGTTCTTCGGTGCCGGGTATTTTGATCCTATTCCTGATCCTGAAGTCGAGGCGATGAATGACGCCGAGCAGACCGGCGTCGACGCGGTCGCCGACGACGGGCTCGTGTACGGCACGCCGATCGAGCTTCTGCGCTATAAGACGATCTATCTTAGGGAGAAGGCGCGTCGAGCCGCGCTGGAACGGCGTGTCCGACAGGCCGATCTTGTTCCTTATTGGGTGATCGAACAGGTCGTGTTCGATCCGTGGAAGAAGATCAAGATCGAGCTCGAGCAGATCCCGAGGGTCTTTCGTCAGCGGTTCCCTGGTCTGGAAGAGGAAGCGTACGAACATATCACACGCGCCATTTCCGACACGCTGCTCACCGCGCAGAGGTACTTCCTCGGCGCGAAGGAAGAACTAATCACGATCACTAAAGAGAACGGCTCGCTCAAATCGTCGCCTCTTGGCACAGTGATGACGTGATGTCGGCTTATCAACAGGCTCTGCAGGAGCGATTTGGGTCGCTTCTTGAGCGACTGGCTGAAGAAGTTGCCCCCAGGCGATACAGAAAAGTGTCTGAATGGGCGGAAGATCACGCTTATTTGGACTCGACAGTGTCTGCAGAGCCTGGTCCGTGGCGGTCCTATCCATATCAGATCGCCATGATGGACGCCTTCGTCGAAGATCGCGTCGAGATCGTGGTCGCGATGAAGAGCGCTCGAGTAGGCTGGACGCGTATTCTCGGAAATGTGGTCGGCTATTACGCTCACGTAGAACCGTCGCCGATTTTGCTGGTTCAGCCGACGCAGCAAGATGCGTATGGCGAGGTTCGAGACGCGATCGATTCGGTGTTGTCCCGCTTGCCGATCAAGCAAAAGCGGATCGGTTCGCACGGTACGATTTTCCGACGGGAGTTTCCCGGCGGTCTGTTGTATGTGATCGGCAGCAACTCCCCGAGGTCTTTCCGCCGCATAACCGTCCGTCTAGTGCTGTTTGACGAGGTTGACGCGTATCCCATCGCTGTGCGTTCGGAAGGTGATCCAATCTTTCTCGGCATGGCCCGAGCCACGACCTACTATAACCGGAAAATCGCCATCGGGTCCACGCCCACGCTGAGCGGCGTGTCGCGCATCGAGGAATGGTGGGAGAAAAGTGAGCAAGGACATTTCTTGATCCCGTGCTGTCATTGTGGAGTAGAACACGTCCGAGTCTTCCGCAAGGACAGCAAAGCACCCGTCATTCGTGGAAAACAGATCCCTAAAGCGTATGTGGATTGGCAGAACGACGATCCTTCCACAGCGAATTGGATTTGCGAAACCTGCGGCGCTGTTCAACCACTAACTAAGAACTTATCTATGCTCAAGCGCGGGCGATGGCTCGCGGACCGCTGGTCGTGGGAGCTGGACAAGGGATTCACTTTCGCTCCTAACTTCAACGGTGTGATCGGGTTCCGAATCTGGGCCGGATACGCGCTGCATCCGCTAGCGACCCCGGCAGAAATTGTCAAGGGGTATCTACGAACTCGAGGCGACGATCGTGCCTACACGGTGTTCGTAAACACTGTTCTAGGCGAGCCGTTTGAGAATACTCAGGAAAAGGTTCCGTGGGAAGTTCTGCGTGACCGCGCTGAGCCGTATACCGCTGAGGCTCCGGAAGGCGTTTTGTGCATCACGGCAGGTGTGGACGTCCAAGGAGATCGCCTTGAGTGCGAAGTCGTTGGTTGGGGCTTCGGTGAAGAGTCCTGGTCACTGGATTATCACATCCTACCGGGGAATCCGACGCAGACGGAGGTTTGGGATCAGCTAGAACAACTACTCCAGCAACCGTATCACTTGCCGGGCGGAATTCCGATCTATGTGTCTGGAGTGTGCGTCGATAGCGGTTATTTGACAAAATCTGTATACGAATTCACTAGGCGCACCTCCTTGACCGTATGGCCCACGAAAGGCGTACCAGGTCCTGGTCGCCCGATGATCAATATGATCTCGCGGGCGCATCACCTCAAGCGCCGGGCGTTGTTGGCCCGAGGCATTGTGACACCTGTCATCCTGGGGGTGGACGAGGCGAAGGCGCTGCTCTATAACAGGTTGTCGTTGGTGACGGAACCTGGACCAGGTTATTGTCATTTCCCTACTGACCGACCGGCCGCATGGTATCAGCAATTGGTCAGTGAACGACTGATCACTACTCGGTTCGGCGGTAAGGTGACATCAAAATGGGTGATTACCCATGGCCAGCGCAACGAGGCGTTGGATTGTCGTATTCTCGCGATGGCAGCGATTCAACTTCTGCGACCGAATTTTGACTCTCTTCAAGAAGAACTCACCAGGCGACGAGACCCCATTAAGCCGAAACCGGATCAAGAAACAGAGGTTCAGGCCCCGCCGACTCCCAAACCTAAGCGCTCGCTGGTCGATGATTCGTGGCAACTGGCTTGACCAATTGCGCCTAAAATTAATGCCAGCCGTACCTAAGCCCGGCCGGCCGGCAAGGACGCAATTTTTGCAGTGTTTCGTCAACCACCAAAACCCTTGTGCGCGGGCTCGAACGGAGGTATAAGGCACCATGCCCACCCCTCAAGAAATGTACGAACTGTATCTGGCTGCGGAGCAAGCCGTGTTACGCGGTCAGACCGTTCGGCTTGGCGAGCGCTGGTTGTCGCTCCCCGATCTTCAATGGATCATTGAGGGTCGCAAGTATTGGGAGCGTCAGGCCGCGCGCGAGCGCTATGGTGCGATGGGCTATGTCATCACCGCGACGTGGTCCTCAGGCGGGCCGGGGGACAGATGACTTTCGAGCCCACCTGGCTGGATCGCATCATTGGGGTATTCAGCCCGGCTGCGGCTTATCGTAGGGTTGCGTACCGCGCGCTGATGCGCTATCGCGGAGCGCAGCCGTCTAGGTATCGTAACCCGATCCCACCTGATCGTCCTCAGAACCAGGTCGTCGCGGCTGACCGCATTAAGCTACGGTCTATTGTTCGCGACTTTGAGCGTAATCACGACATCGCCAGAGGCATCATCACGACGCTGGTCGGTCGAATCGTAGGCACTGGCATCGAGGTCGATCCTCAACCACTTACTTCGTCCGGGAACCTAGACCAAGCTCTGGCGAGACGCATCACTGATGCTTGGAACCAGTGGTGTGAGTCTCCTGAAATGTCGGGGCTTTATGATATGTCCCGACTCCAGCAGGTGGCGTGTCGAGCCTGGCTGCGGGACGGCGAAGTTTTCGCTCAGCTAGTATCGTGGAACCGTACCGCTGAGCAAGTACAGGTGCCGTTCGGCATCGAACTGATCGAGACGGACTGGTTGAGCTCCGAGACTGACGAAGCTCAAAATGCTTTCGACGGTATCGTAGTCAATAACTGGCGGCGACCAGTAGCCTATCTTTTCTATAAGCGGTCTGTTAACGATCAAGCTCCGACGACGCAGGAACTCGTACGCATTCCCGCTGAGCGTATCTTGCATCTCGCTTTGCGAGATCATGTTGGGCAATTGCGCGGGGTTCCGCTGTTGGCTTCTGCGATCGAGCGTCTTCGCGACCTGGCCGATTACGAAGAGTCCGAGCGACTGGCTGCCAAGGTGGCCAGCGCGATGACCGCAGCTATCAAGCGCGGTTCACCGGACATGTTCGACCCCACGAAAATCGTAGACGGCGAACGTGAATGGACGTTCAAACCCGGCCAGATCTACGAGCTCGCTCCCGGCGAGTCGATTGACGTGATCGATACTCGCCGTCCGAATTCCGCCTTGTTTGATTTCCGTAGAGCGATGCTGAAGGCGGTCGCGGCAGGGACCGGCGCGCCGTATTCTTCAATCGCGCGCGACTACGAAGGGTCGTACTCCAGTCAGCGGCAGGAGCTAGTCGAGCAAAGCATGCTGGACCAGCTCTTGGCTCATCAATTCACGGCTGGATTCGTGCGACCAATCTACCGTGAATTCTTGCGGCACGCTATCGCTGTGGGGGTCTTGCCGGCAGGCGATCTCCGACGTATGTCAAACGCAGTGTACCTGACCCCCACCGTGCCGTGGATCGATCCCCTCAAAGAGGCGCAGGCTTGGGTCGAATTGGACAAAGCAGGTTACGTGTCTCCCCAGTACATCATGCGGAAGCTCGGTCTCGACCCAGACGATGTTCGGAGACAGCGTGAGGAATGGGATCGGGAACCGACCGGTCAACTGGACGTCAAGACCGCAGCCCCTGCGTCTAACGAGCCCGCTGGACGCGTTGTGAGGATCTATGGCGCGTGAGTTGTTCCTGTACGGCGACTTCGGTCTAGAGATCCGGGCAAAGGATTTCTATGACGAGCTCAAGACCAGCAAGGAAGACACGCTGGTCAGGTTGAGCAGCGCCGGCGGTGATCTGTCCGAGGCGGTTGCGATCGCAAATATGATCGTTGACCGCGGCAATGTGGATATTGCTATTGATGGTCTCGCAGCCAGCGCTGCGACCGTCGTGGCTTGTGCTGGCCGCAAGGTGACCATCGACGCAGGTGGATCGTACATGGTCCATGGACCGTCGCTGCTTGTGATCCAGGCCAACGCTGATCGCCTGCGCAAGGTGTCCGATTTCCTTGACAATTACTCGGACCAGATGCGTGAGTTCTACCGTCTGCGTCCGCAGATCAATCAGTCGAAGTTGGAGGAGTGGCTCAAGAACGGAGAAGATAACTGGTTCACGGCGTCGCAGGCGCTGGAACACGGTTTCGTAGACGAGGTTAGAAAGACCCCGTTCTTGGAGCTTTCGGCCCGCTTGCTCAACTTCATCCCGCGCACCATGAGGAGTTCTACAGTGCAGGAGTCGCCCCAGACCGCAACGCCTAGCCCTGTGCCGGCCGCGGTTGCCAGCCAGCCGGCCGCTAGCCCGCCGGCCGCGGTTGCCAGCCCGCCGGCCGCCAGCCCGCCGGCCGCGGTTGCCTGCCCGCCGGCCGCCAGCCCGCCGGTGGACCATGCCGCACAGATCGTGGCTCGCAATTCCAAGATCCGTGAGCGAGCTAAGCCGTTCATGCATCTGCCCGAGGTACAGGAGCTCGTTTACGACTACCTCACCCACGTCGACCGTCCCGTCGAGCAGTTCACCGATGCGCTGGTCGGGGTGCTCGCCAAGGGGACGCAGCCTGTGGTCTCGTATCCTTCGGTCCAGGGTGCCCCTGGCAAGGATGAGGTCACGAAGCTTCGCGAGGGTGTGACCAACTGGCTCACGATGCGGATGCGGCTCCCGGAGCGGTTCGGCTCTGCGTTCCAGGCCGGCGACCCGGGCGAGTTCCGTGGCATGACGCTGGTCAACATCGCCGCCGAATGCCTCGAGCGAGCCGGGGTGCGAACCAAGGGCCGCTTCCCGCACGAGTTGGTCACCGAGGCGCTGCAGAGCAATCGGCTCTTCGGCATGCAGACCGCGAGCGACTTCGCTGTGCTGATGGAAAACGTCATGCACAAGACGCTCCTCGCGGCCTACAACACGGAGCCGTACACCTGGTCGCGTTGGTGCTACAGCGTCACGGTGGACGATTTCCGCAACCACATCAGGTACCGCACGGGTCTGCTGCCGCGACTGAAGACCCTCAGCGAGGACGGTGAGATCCCGTTCATCCGCATCCCCGACGGCGAGCGGTACATGGTGTCGGTGGATGAGAACGGTGTCCGCATCGGGCTCAGCCGCAAAGCGATCGTGGACAACGATCTTAACACCTTTAGCGACCTCGTCGCGCAGCTCGGAGCTTCCGCCCGCCGGTCTGAGGAGCTCGACGCGATCAACCTCCTCATGTCTAACCCGGTGCTGCCGGACGGCAATCCGTTCTTCCACTCCAGCCGCGGCAATGTCGCGACTGCGGCCGCTCCGTCGGAGGCGAGCTTCATCGACGTGATGCTCAAGTTTGCCGCGTTCAAGGACATCGCCGGAGAGGACTATCTGGACCTGTCTCCGGACTTCATGCTCTGCGGTAAGTCCGTGGAGCCTGTCGCTCGGCGGATCAACGCTTCGCAGTCGATGGTCGCCACGAACATGTCCGCTGGCGTGGTGAACGTGGTCCAGAACACTTACAGCGAGATCATCTCGACGGCGCGTCTCGGTCCGGCCTCCACGGCGTGGTACTCGTTCGTCCGTCCGTCTCGAGTACGGTCGTTCGAGATGGTCCATCTGTCGGGCGCTGAGGCTCCCCAGATCTCCCAGGAGCAGCCGTTCAACACGACTGGTGTCCAGTGGAGGATCGTGCACGTGTGGGGTGTCGCGCCGGCTGATCCTCGCGGCTGCATCTACAACGCTGGAGCCTGATCCATGGCGACTAACTTCAAGTACGAGGGCGACAAAGTAACTGTCCTGTCTCCAGGGACCGTCACTAGTGGATCCGGAGTTCTGATCGGGCTCCTGTTCGGCGTGGCGCTTCACGACGCAGTGGTGAACGAGCTACTTACGCTGGGCGTGACTGGAGTCTGGTATTTGCCCAAGGCGACCGGATCGGCTTTGACTGCCGGGACGGTCGTGTATTGGGACGCGACCAACTCCAGGGTGACTACGACGGCTACCGGTAACAAAGTGATCGGGCTCGTGGAAACCGCCGCCGCATCGTCGGACACGAAGGTCGCGGTGCTCTTGACTCCGAACACCAACGCTCTCGGCTCGTAACACGCGATGTTTCAGGCTGGAGCCGACGTGCTCTACGACGGATGGTTGGCTCAACCAGCGACGTTGCACGTCGGCTCCACTCCTGTTAACGTCAAGGTGATACTGGATAGCGTTACGGAACAGATGTCCACGCTGGACGGCAATTTCACGCGAGACCGAATCGTGTGCTATATGTTGTCCACTGCCACACCTTCAGCGGGTCAGCGATTGACTATTGGTACTACTGATTATTATATCATCTCTGCTCCGGAACATGATCTTGTGACCGGTGAATGGAGAATGGATCTACGTGTCGCTTAAGATCACCACGTCCCCGACAGCCCCTCCGGCGAAGCAGTTCGAGGAGGCGTGGCTACGCCTCTCGAAAGAGGCTGTTAAAGACGTCGGTCGCGATGTGCTGACGGTGTTGCGTCAGCAGACTAAAGGCCGATTTAAGTCTACTAGATTACCGCGCACGTGGCGTCAGGAAGTTTATCCACCTAGGGATCGTTTGGCTTATAATCCAGCCACTTTGATCTATTCAAAAGTTCCTAAGATCATTGACGCGCATGAGCGGGGAACACCATATGGACCCGTGCACAAGCGGTTCATGGCTATCCCGCTCGACCCAGAAACCGTGTCATTTACGAGGAATGAACTCATTTCGTCCGCTCGTGGGGTAGAACGCCTCATTTGGCGACGCAAGCAAGTCGAAGTGAATAAGGCCAGGCTCGTCCAAGCTAGATATACTCCAGAGCTATTGGCTGCTCGCGGCTGGCAGTTCAAGGCTGTTCGACTCGCTTCTGGTGCGTTGATCTTATTCGGAGCAGCCCGACAGACTACTCCAGCGGCCAAATCGTCCAACACGCTGAGCAAGAAGGGTTTCGCGCCGAAACGCGGAAAGACCGATAATGCGGTGTGGATCCCGATGTTCTGGCTAGTGAAGATGGTCGGGTTCAGAAAAACATTTGATCTACCGAATTTGGCCAACAAGGCGCAACTCGCCTTGCTCCTCAAATTCACCAAGGTCCCCTGATGTCGGTTCGCTACACAGTTTTTCAGGGTCTCTTGAACGCGCTGAGCGACGCTGCGGTCGGTCCAGTAGTCCATGCCTTGACCCCGGCATTGGATTTGCCGCCTGGAGTGTTTTTGGTTCTACAGGATCAGGACATCGAGGTGTTGGAAACAACGATGTCCCCAGTCACTTGGCAGCTTAGACATTCTTATCAATTGGCGGCATGTTGTAGGTCTATTGATCCAATCAGCGTCTACAGTGTCTTGGACACGGCAGTTGATACGATCCACGACACTTTGATTACGACTTCGCACTTGCATCCATTAGTTGAGTCGGTTAGCTTGGATCCGTTCACGTTCTCTGTGGACTACAGTTTCGGCTCTGTTCCCTTGGCGATCCTTGCGGGACAGGTAAATCTTGAGTATCTTACAGCTCGCAGCACGGGGTAACTCAGATGCCTCTGATGAAGGGATCTTCGGTCAAGCTGGCCCTCGCGTACGAAGGTTCGTATGGGGCTTCTCCAGGAGCGTTTAGCTATGTTCCGTTCATCAGCTCCGGGCTGAGGGGAGAACAGACGCTTCTCGACAATGACATCTTGGGTTTGGGACGTGACGCTCAGCGTCCGGCTCGGGATGTCGTGAATATCAACGGCAGCGTCACTGTTCCTATTGACGCGGTCAATGTCGGATATTGGCTTAAGCTGTTGCTTGGAAATCCGACTACAACTGGCACTGGGCCCTATCAGCATTCGTTCGTCTCCGGGTCGGATACGCTCCCCTCTGCACAGCTCGAGTTCGGCGACGCTGGACTCTATCATCTTTACAAGGGCGTCGTTGCGAACAGTTTCCAGTTGCGCGCTGAACCGACCGGTCGTGTCAATGCCGTGTTTGAGTTGCTCGGCGCGTCTGTGACCTACGCTACGTCTTCCGTCGCAGGTTCTCCGACTAGCGGCACTTTGACCAGGTTCAACGCGTTCGACGGTGCGATCAAGAAGGATGGGGTTGCACTCGCCAAGATCGTGGCCGCTGATCTCCGCTTGTCGAACAACATCGAGCTGATGCGGTACATCGGCGGCGCAGGTGCGGTTGAGGACGTCGTGCCCGGGATCTTCCAGGCCACTGGAACTATCGAGGCCAGGATCTCGGACAATACCCTGTTGACGCTCGCCAACGCCGGAACGCTGTTCGATCTCGACCTGACATTCACTTCTGGTACGAACGTGCTTAACCTCAGCTACCAGTCGGCTGAGATCGCTAGCGCTGGCGTGCCGTTCGAGGGCCCTGGAGCGGTTCAGGCCACGTTCAATCTCGTTGGGGCGAAGTCTGGTAGCAACCCCTCTATCAAGATCGACCTCACCAACTCCAAGTCGAGCTACTGATGGCTAGGATCAAGCTGAGTGAGCTCAAGAGCGCTGTTCTTGAGTCGATCGACATGCCGGATGGAGCCGTTTGGCGGGTTCGTCGAAACTCGCCAGTGGCTGACTTCATTGGCATGGCGGCCTATTCCGCTAAGATGCGGGAAGGGACCGGCAAGGCGATCTTGGAACGCGTTATCGCTGTTGCGCGAGAGGTGGTCGTAGAATGGGAAAACATGGAGACCGAAGAAGGACCGCTCGAGTGCACGCCGGACAATGTGGAGCTCGTTCTGCGTAACGTCCCAGGCTTCGCGATGCAGTTCTACCTCAAATGGGAAGCTGTCCTTGAAAACCGGAACCAGGAGGGAAACGTCTCAGACGATACCTCGCGTGGTCGCTCGGTAGAGGAAGTCAGTACTGTGCCGCCTGTCGTCAGCTAAACGCTCCGTGCGCGACCGAAGAACGATGGAGGTGCCCGTACTACGCTGATCTACCGACCTCTCGAGGCGCGATGGTGTTCTTGGGAGTGTTCTCCACTTCTTGGATCGTTGCGACGGAAGGACGCTTGAGAGTCGATCTTCCGGCGGTGTACGCGACGTATTCTAACATAGAACACGATCCGTACGAGCTGAGTTGGTTGATCAAACAGCTTGAAGGCGCTCTAGCGGATATCTCAAATGACGCTCAAGAAAGCGATCAGGCTACAGCTTGAAAATAATGACGTAGTCGTTCGCGAATTTGAGCGCGTCGTAGAAAACATCGATCGTCGGTCTTCCAAGGCCGCTCAAAGCGCTAGTCGTTCGTGGGAAGACTCTACTCGCCGCACGGAACGCGCGTTCCGTGGTCAGGCGAACATGATCGGTCAGCAGATTTCCGACATCGTAGTCCAGCTCGAGGCTGGTGCGAACGCCTTCCGCGTATTCCTGCAACAGGGCTCCCAGATCGCTTATCTGTTGGGAGGACAGATCGGTCTTTGGTTCGCGATCGGCTCTGCCATGACGCTGGTCGTTCAGGGCTTGATGCGAATCGGAGAAGTATCTACCGAAGTACAGAAAGAATTTCAAAAACTAACTGATCAGGCTAAGAGCTCTATCGCTGAGTTCTTTGACACAGCTCGTTCTGCGGATGAGTTGCGCCAGGCCCTGACGAACCTGAACAAGCCGGCGCGCGAGACCGTCATCCAGGAATACGCTGGTCAAGTACAGGTCTTAAACGAAAAGATCTCCCAGTTTCGCCAGTTGTTGAGCAAGTCGGCGCAGGGGCTGACGCTGTCCCCTGTCGATCGTCGGGCTCTGCAGTTGGCGATTGAGTCACCCAGCCTAGGCGAGATTCCGGGCAGGCCGCCGGAGCCCGTTCGCAAGGAAGCAGCCCGCCGAGCGCTGGAAATCGCTCGCGAAATGGATCGCCTGCGCGCCGAGTTCGACGCAGGTAAGATCAGCGCATTTGAGCTTCGCGATGCTATGGCGGATCTTGACCGCCAGCTAGAAGAAACGTTCAGCACGTTCTACGGAGGAGACAAGCCGCAAAGGACTCAATTACGCGAAGAGTTCCGAGCGATGACCGAGCAGGTCATCGCGCTAGAGGAAGCGTTGGCCAAGGCGAACGACCAGATGGCTCGCCTGCGCGCTGCTCAAGGCGAGCAGGTTGAGTTTCCTGGTAAAACGATTCTGCCGGCGGATCAGCTTAAGAACATCCAATCACTAGAGAAACTGATCCAGCGACTCGAAGCTGACCGAGACGAATTGTATCGCAGGGTCGTTGAATTTGACCAACCTGAGCAGAATAAGAAACGTGCTGAAATTGCTCGGGCGCTACAGGACTTGCCAGGGGTCGGCGAAGACCGCGCAGCTTACGCTGAGCGTCTTGCTGCAGCCGTTGATATTCTTGATAAACGCCTTAAGGAACTTCAAGTCGAGAAGGATCTGCGCGAACAAGAACAACGTCGCCTCGAGATTGAACAGCGCCGCATTGACGCGCTAGAAAAATCTCTTGAGCTCGAGAATACCGCTCTTAGCAGACAACTTCGGGCGATGGAGCCTGGAAAGGCTCCCGAAGACTGGCAAATCAAGCTATCCAAGTTCGAAGAGAACCTACTCCAGCGGCGACTTTCGTTGGGTCTGGACCCCAACGATCCTCGCTTGGCTACCGTCAATCAGCTTATTGACAACCTGGTCACGCTCTACCGCGAAAAGCTCTGGCGCGAAGAGCGCGAGGACCAGCGCCGAAAGGAGGAGGCCGAAACTAGACGTAATGAGTCCGCTTTTCAAGCTAATCTAGCGAATATTCAGCGTCAGACCTTGGCGCTGAGAGCTAGGGAATCTAAACTGTCTTCTGGAGATGAGCCAGATTCGCTAGAAACTCGTATAGAGCAGTTCATGCTTGAGCTCGAAGCCGCTGGCGTCAAGCTCAACGAGGACATGACCAAACAACTCAACGAGGCGCTGGCGAAGTTCAGGGAGGCCTGGCAGAGCTTCGAGCGGGCGGCTAGGGAGCGCGATGCGCTCAAGGTGTATGAGTCTCGTGTTAAAGAATTGACCGGGTCTATCGTAAGGGCTCGCACAGAGGTTTCTCAACTAGAAATTGAACTACGCGCTCTGGAGCAGACCGGAGTGCTTGGCCAGGAGCAGGCACAGGCGTTCAGCCCGCTGCTCCAGTTCCAGGACCTCAAAGGGACGCAGGAGTACGAGACTCTCGAATATCTACTAGGTAGGATTTTGGAACTTCGTAGGAAGCTCACCGCCCAGCAACTCGCTCGTGAAGAACGTGATAAAGACCTAGAGGCTCAAGCACAGGCCGCTGAAGAAGCGATTCGACTCTATGCAAAACTCGGGCAGGAGCTGGAGCAGAACGCGCGCATTGCCGACGAAGGCGATCGTGCTTTTGGTGATCTGGAAACCAAAGCGTCGGCGCTGCGAGAACAGATTATTAAGATCACCGAACGAGCTCCGGAACTGCGAGAACTGTTGCTGCAGCGCTCTTCTGACACGCTGTTCTCGGAGTACGCTGCTCGGCGGGCGCAAGAGGCGAGGAAGCGTCTCGAGGAGCTCGGAGAGGCCGCGGCTCAGCTACCCGCGATCGCCGAACGATTCAACACATTGTTCGGTAACGCTGTTCGTTCGATAAGTATCTTGCAGGCACAGATCGCAGGTGTCAGTACAGAGACGCTTGATTGGGAACAGACGCTAGCAGATATTGATCAAGAATTGAAATCGTTTGAAGGGGTGTTCACGGTCTCGCAGATCGAGGAGTTGCGCAAGCGTAGGATCGAACAGGCTCGCTTGAATCTGTATCTGCGAGAACAGGCCAAAGATCGAGCAAAGATCGAAGAGGACGAAGAACGTTCTATAGAGTTGTGGACTGAGCTTCGTGAACTGCAAAGTGACAGTGTCACTGAGCTCGAGACGATGTATCGTGTCTTTGGTGATGTTGAGGCGCGGGCTAAACAGCTAGTTGAGCAGATCGGGAAACTGAGAATCCCCACTGAGCGAAAGCAGGGGTTGCTCAACCTGGCCTATGAAGCTCTGTCGTCTGCTGAGATTGCTAAACGCGCGAAAGATGATGCAGAACGTTTGAAGGATCTACAGAAGGCGGCGGATTCTGTTGACACGAGTAGGTTCGAAGAAGAGCTCAAAAAGGCCAATCGCGAACTAGACATTGCTAGGCAGCGATTGGACGGCTTCGGCAATGAAGCTACCGAAGCAGTTATAGCTTTCAGGACTCTCGAGTACGAATTAGCAGATTTCAAGGCTCTCGGCTTTACTGACGAACAAATCGCCAAGCTGCGCGCTGTTCGCCAAGAAATCATCCGCGTTACAGAAGAGACTCGATTCAGACAAGAGATCGAAGCCGCGGCCGCTGAAGAGCGTCGTAAGAAAGAAGACGCGATGACGGCCGCTAGTGAAAAGTGGATGGAGCAGCAGCGAGAAATCGCTCGTCTACGTTATCAACTCAATAACATTGGACGCAAGGACCTTGAATACCAGCTCGAGGTCATGCGCATCCTAGACGAATATGAAGCGAATCCGTACAAAGAGGAATGGCGGGTCAAGCAGCTTCGTGATCAGTTACTAACGATCGCTAAGCTCAAGCAACAGATCAGGGAAGCGGAAGAAGCGGCTAGGAACATCCCAGACATTAAGCCACCTAGGTCTCGAGAAGAGGTTCTCGACGAGCGCGCTGAGCGTCTCGAGGAACAGCGAATTCGTCTAGAACAAGAGATCTCGCTGCTTCGGTTCCGTGCGGACAACTTGCACGCTCAGAACCTAGAAGAACTTGTTACTCTTGAGCAGTACCGTCTAGAACTATTGCAGCAGTATCTTCCCGGGCTCGAAGAGCAAATTCAGCTTCTAATGAAGCTCAAAGAGCTCCAGATGGAGGAACAAAAGCAGCTAGACGAGCGAGAAAAGAAGCTAGAAGATGTCCAACGACTCGGAGAACAAGCCGGCTACACGCTGACTAGCGGTCTGTGGGATGCGGTCACCGCTGGTCGGTCTCTTAATGAGACCATAATCGACATCACGCGCAGCTTGGTCGACATGCTAGCGCAGTATCTGTTGATTGAGCCGTTCGCCAGCGCGCTTGGTGCTGGAGTCAGATCTTACTTTTCCCCGAAGACACCTGCCGCGTCGTCTACGACCACTCCCACGACTAGCTCGCCTGTGCCTCACGCCAAAGGTGCGGTCTACGCGAAGCCTTCTTATTTCAACCTGGGGCTGATGGCGGAGGCTGGTCCAGAAGCCATCATGCCGTTGAGCCGAAACGCACGCGGCGAGCTCGGGGTCAAGGCCAGTACTGCTCAGCCGGTACAAGTGAACATCATCGATCAGCGCGGACCGGATGCGCCACAGGTTAAGGTCCAGGAAAGACGCGAAGGAAGCCGTGTCTTGTTGGAGGCTGTCATAACAGATACTGTGAACGGATTGATAGAACGCGGCGCTCTTGATCGTTCTATGCGCGGTAGATATGGTCTGTCTAGGAGGCCTCGGTAATGCTGTCCGTTTGGCCGGGCGAGCTGCCGAACCCGCTTTGGAAGTCGTATGAGCTTGAAACTGTAGATACCGTTATTCGTTTTGAACCAGATCATGGTCCTCCGTTGCAGCGGGTTGCCACATCGTGGGAACCTGTAGTCGCTCGAGGTGTCTGGCGGCTCAAGGACGCCCACTATAAGATCCTTCGTGATTGGTGGTCTAAGCAGTTGTCGCTTGGGGTCAAGCAGTTTGTCTGGAGAGAGCCATATCTTGATCAGTACGGCATCTGGGTTTTCAAATCACCGCCCAGTGCGCCAAAGATCGTTGCTCCGGGATATGTGGACGTAACTCTGGAACTGTTGCGACTGGCAGAGTACGGTCCGGAGACCCCGTATGCGAATCAACACGTCTGGTATGCAGATGCGCTGGTTTACAAGTCGACTAGTCCTCTGACTCTAGCCAGTCCGAACGAGACTGTTGTTCGTTGGGACAGCGCTTCTGGAAAATCGCTTAATCAATGGATCGCTCCAGTTACCTTACGTTCCGACGGCAGCAAGCGCTATGTGGAGATCACTTCTGGTAAGGGCCTGGAGCTTGCGAACTATGTTCCTTCTTTAGACGATTTCACTATCGGCCTTGGTTTGACCGTTGGTCGGGGATCAATACGAACCCCGTCGGCTTCATCGCCCGCGCTGGATTGCTGGGTGACTACTATCGGTGGTACTGATGCGACTTTTCGTACTCAGGATTTCATCAGTCGAGTAGATGCTCTTCAGGTATTCACTAAACAGACCATTTTCATGCGCGGCGGGGAGACGCTAGACACGTTCATTGATGGTGTGTTGGCTGGTTCCACGTCTGCTCCACAACTCAAAGATGTTGTCCCAGGCACCTCTTTCTATTTGACGCTACAAACAGAATCTAACGACACGTACAACTTTTCTTATCTGAATGTCTATTGTTTTCTGCTATTTCCATTTCAGATCACGAATATGGACATTGTTGCTTGGGATCAACTCTTTAAGCTGCGCATGCTGTGATGTTGCGTAAATCCTTTCTAACAGACCCGTTCGTACTCCTCGTGACGCTGACCAATGAGGCGTGGACCGAGCCGGTACGCTTGAGCACTCATTATCCAGAATTTGTGTCTAGGGGACAGACTTATCTCTATTGGCCTATGGAACCTATCTTGCCAGGATCTTCTAAGGAGGGGAGCGATCCTGGTTCGCTACTGCTCGCCAACGATGGGGTCTTGTTCACTTCACTGCTTAGAGACACGGTGAAACCGAGCCAGTGCTTACTGGAAATCGTGTCTATTGATCAACCAGACACGCTGCTACTCGCAACTCCAAACCTGGAGGTCCCGGAACTGACCTGTACTGCAGACGTTCTGCGGGTGCCGCTGGTCGTCCCTCAAAGAGCGTCGCGTCGATATCCGGCCGATGTTTTCTCCCCGGCGACTTTCCCGGGCCTTGTGCCGTGAGCGATCTTCGTTACCTCGAGATCCCCTACCGACCTTGGGGCATGTCGTTTGAAGGGTGCGACTGCTGGGGCTTGGTCGTGTTGTGGTATCGACACGAACTAGGTCGTGAGTTGCCAACCGTCGCTCCTAGTGGTAGGCTGACCGCGCTGGAGTTTAGCAAGGCGATCAAACATGTCCACGCTCCTCTCTGGGTTGAAGTCCTTCCTCCTTACCGTCGCGGGGATGTGGTCTATTTCCCGGAACCGAATCCGCATTGTGGCGTACTCGTCAATTCTTATCTTCTCCTTCATATTGATCATCAAGTTGGCCATGGCTATTTTTCTAGATTAGATGATCCGATGCTGCCTCCCAAGCGCGTGATCTATAGATGGCGCACCTAGTCGTAGCAGCGAGACAGAACCCGTTTGCTCTCGACCGGGTCGTAGAGCAGGTTGGTCCGACTACTGCTCGCGCGCTGGTTCAGCGATATTTTCCTCCTAGTCATCAACCGTATGTAATCGTCTTTCTTGATGGAAAACTAATCCCTATAGAAGACTGGGATAAGGTCATTACTAGTGGCCTGGTCGGCTTGACCATCAGGCCGCAGAACAGAGAACTAGTTCGCATCGGACTGTTCTTCGCCGTCGTCGTTGCAGCCGCGGCAACGGGGCAATGGGCGGCATTGCCCGTCGCGCAAGGCGGGCTAGGGCTTGGCGTGCTAGGCTCTAGCGCGCTAGGCGCGGCTGTAGGGCTGGCTGGCGGGTTGTTGGTTAATGCCCTAGTGTCGCCTGCAGAGCTCTCGACCGATGGGGGTCGAGGTTCTAAGTCTTGGTCGCTGGATCGCGTTTCTAATCAGGCCAGGATCTATAGCGCGGTTCCCCGTGCTTTTGGACGAATTCGTTATTACCCTCCTCTAGCTGCAGAACCGATTCCCTATCGTAAGAAGCGTCGAGAACATGTTCAGGTCGCGCTGTGCTGGGGATATGGTCCTCTTGAGGTAACGGATATCAAGGTCGGTAAGACTCCGATCACATATTTTGATAATGTGCAGTCGGAGTTCTTCCCTGGCGACCCTGGCGTGGTGCCGGAATCAACTCTGTTCTCTCAAGATGTTCATGTCGAGACCATCAATGAAGAAGTCGTCAATGAGTTCGGACCTCTGGTTCGTCGGAGTGGTGTCGCTCCCGAGCAAATCGAGGTAGTACTCAGCTTCCCCCGAGGCCTCGTAGATTTGTCAGATGGAGATACCGATGAACTCGCTGTTACGTTCGAATTAGAGTATTCCTATGTTGATTCTGGGGTCTGGCAGACTTGGGTTACAGAGACCGTCAGACGAGAAACTACGAATCCATTCAATTTGACCTACACGCTTGATGTGACTGGTCAGGTTGATGTGCGTCTAACTAGAATCACTAGGGACCGCAAAGACTTCGCGAAATCAGATTCATTGTTCTGGCGGTTTTTGATTTCCAGGCGCGCTGGTAATCCCTTCAAATTGCCGGGAGTCGCTATCAGCACTTATGACTTTCGTTCAGGGGAACAGCTCAGCGGGTCTGTAGACGAGATCAGTGGAGTTATCTCTGCTAAGGTTCTAGACTGGAATGGTTCCGATTGGGTATTGCGGGAAACGTCCAATCCCGCGTCCATAGCGCGCGCTGTTCTGCAGGCATCCGGTGCCTGGGAGCCGACTCCGGATAGTGAGTTGGATCTGGCCGGGTTCGTCAGATGGCATGAATATTGCCAGCAGCATGGGCTTGAATGTAATATCGTCATAGACTGGGACAACGCCACACAGGAAGAAGTACTCCAGCTAGTCGCCGCTACTGGCGACGCCATTGTACCGTTTATCAATGGTCGACGTGTTCCGGTCATAGATTCCGTACAGACGACCCCTGTACAGATGTTCACTCCTTTGAACATCAGAGATCTGAAATCTGATCTAACCTTCATAGACGTTCCGCACGGGCTGAGAGTCAGGTTCTTGAACGAGGAACGGGACTACGAGCCTGATGAGCGAGTCGTCTATATGGACGGCTACGGACCAGATAACGCATCGAAATTCGAAGATTTCGAGATCCCCGGCGTTACGAGCCCTAAGCTGATATATCGTCACGCGCGCCGGCGACTAGCTGAGATCTTGCTGCGCCGCGAGCGTTTCACATGGCTGTCGCCGTGGGACTGGTTAACTTGTCGTGTAGGCGATCTGGTGCACCTATCCCATCACGCGCTGGGAGTAGGTGTTTCGTGGTCGCGTGTTCTTAAAGTCTACACAGATCGAGAGAACCGAATCACTGGTGTTGATTTAACTTCCCCGGTGAATCTTAAAGAAGAAGGATCTTACGGTGCTCGTATCAGAGGGGCTGAGATCTATACCGTGGCGATCAGTAGATTTACTTCCACGCATCTTGACTTTGAAACGCCACTAGACGGCTCTGTTGAGGTCGACGATCTGGTCTCGATTGGGGACCTTCAAGTAGAAACTATTCCACTACTGATTACTAATATCCGACCAGCGGAACAGTTGATGGCGGAGATCACCGCCGTACGGTATCATGATGGTGTCTACAAAGCAGACACCGAAGTTATTCCCCCATGGTCTAGTGGCATCTCATCTTCCTTGTTAGAACCACCTATCGTCACGTTCGCGATATGGGATTATCGAACTAGCGAGGCTGTGCTGGCTGTCGAGGACACTGGAACATACACTCAACCGCTGGCTGCTCTGGAAATTGGATGGAGATACAATCCCGAAGATACGATGACTATTAACTCGTATCCCCCAGACACGAGTTCCGTCAGACTGACCCTGGCAAGGGACGCGCTCGTCCAGGGCAGGTGGCGAACGCTGAACGGTCGCGTCAGCTTGTGGAGCCCGACCGTTCGCGTTAGCACATCGCGTGCAGCGCAGACCATTTCTTCGTTTGGTGTCAGCTCAGCGTGGATCGATTCAGACTACTTGCGCTGGGCGATGCGAGATACCAGTAAGCACTACGATGGTTGGCAGATCAGGTATGGACCTCCCGGAGTGCCGTGGGAACTGGCTACTCCGCTCCACCAGGGGTTGTTGCAGACACAGTATTTTCCGATCAGCAATCTTCCGTTCTATAATTGTGAGCTATTGATCACTGTCTATTATAACGGTGTCCCTAGCGAACCGTACCGGCTGCCCTACGCTCCCGCTGATCTAGGTGGGGATCGGTATGATCTATGGTCAGTGGACTATAAAACTCTGGGATGGCCAGGCGTACTGCCCTCACACGTACAGAAAACAGATATTTTGACGAGTGAAAATTCTCTATGGATGTTTCCTGCTCCTGGCGAGCCGATGTTTCCTGCGCCAGAAGCGCCCATGTTTGTTCCCAGGGGAGCTGAATTCACGTACAGAACAGAGTTCGAGTTCCCTGACGGGTTCGAACCTTCTGATGTTTTGATTATTCAACCTATTGGAGTCGTGAGCGCTCTACAGTATACTAGGGAGGTCAGGACACTAGTCGAGACAGCATTTGATGACGAAACTGTCTTTGACGATGGTACGCGCTTCACGGAAGCTGGGGTTGGTTCTTATCTGCCTTGGCCTGGTGAGTTGCGATATCAGGCGGGAGCCAAGATCGAAGTTACCATTGTCGCCAGCTACCTCGAGCACCTCTATTTCAAAATCCGAGGTAGAGCGCGAAAGTATTATCAAACGAATGTCGTCGTTTCTCCTGATGGGACCGTTATCCAGCTCGAGGCCCCGTATCGATTCGTGCTTGCCGTGCATGCGATACCCATCGGTAATGCGACGGTCCGGGTGATATCTAAGGAGCCGGAAGTGGTAGTCGCGTCAGACGTGGAAACCCTGGCGGACATCACAGTGGAGTATGTCTAATGACGTACAGTAGAGCAGTCATCTTCGTTGAGGGAGACAATACAAATCCGAATAACCGCACTAGACTGGATCAGTTCATTAAGGGTGTTTATGATCAGATCAGCACCTTGCCGACGAACTATACTGGTCTCGCAAATAAGATCGTAAAGGTCAAATCAGACGAAACCGGACTGGAAGTTGGCGAAGTTCCGGTTCAACATGTTCGTTCTCCGATCGTCTTGGGGACCGGCCAAACCATCGGCGCTGATCACGTGGCTCAGCGTCTTGTGTCTGAGTCCGGTGTGATTACCTTTTACGAAAGGTCGGTCATTCTACGAAATTCAGGTACTCCGCCGGCTGGCAATGTCACTGTGACTCTGCCCGGCGGCGCGTCTGTGACCGTTGGAATGTGGTGGAGCATCATGGCCGCGCCTGATCAGGGCGGCACCTTGACCATACAGGCACCGAGCGGTTCTACTATTAATGGAGAATCCAGCATCTCCCTGGATGGTCCGAATGCTGAAGCTATCGTGACCGTTGGAGCCGTCTCCGGCGCGAATGTGACGTATTACGCTAGCGGTCAGATCAGTTCGGGCCAGACATTTACTGGTCCGACTATGTTTGCTGGAAGTGTGAATTTCAACAAGCAAGAGGTCTATGGCGGGTGGATGAAGCTCGGTCCTACTATTGACAATAGTACTTCTTCACCGATTGTTCTTGGAGATTCTGACATCGGCGTAGAACGGCGCATCACAGCCACTACGGCTAAGACTATTCAAGTACCGACTGGTTGGCGAGGTGTGTTCCACGCGCTGAATGAAACCTCGAGTACGACACATGTTCTTAGTCTAGAAGGGGGAGGTTCAGTAAACGTTGGGCCGGGAAAGAAAGTTATCGTCGATGCCAATGGTACGAAGCGCAACGTGGCGATCATCACATATGACCTTAGTGGGTGACTCATCATGCGTAGGCGTGTTGCCGCTGGTCTTCGCCCGCTGACCTCTGTCAGCGCTGCTCCCGTTACAGTAGAAACCGTCACTGAGCGGGTGGATTTTGCTGATTTAATCAACCCGGCTAACTGGAATATTACTAATAAAGATTCTATCAAAGGTGTTGCAGAAGCGAGCTCAGATTCCACGTATGAGAATCACAGCTTCACCGCAGGAGGAACATTCGGCGCGACCGCCGTGTTCAGCGCTGTTTCTGGACAATTGTCCGGCGACCTTTTGCTACGAGTGCGAGCCAAGGTTTCCACGACTACCGGCGCGCCCAAGGTCAGAGCATCTCTTTATGAAGGAACTGTTCTTAAGAGTACGGGCACATGGCAGAATCTAACAACGTCCTTTGCCACCTACACGTGGACGTATTCTTCGAACCTGTTATCTGACAAAACTGGAGCGCAGGCTAGATTCGTATTCGAGTTCAGCGATTCTGCCAGCGCGCCGAACGTCGGGTACTACACGGTCTCGGCGGTTGATCTGATTCGAACCCGCACTAGTCAAACTGTCAGCGCTGGTCCACAGAATCCGGCGACCTATCCTACTGCCTCTAGATCTATTCTGGTATCGAATAGCCAGGAACTGCAAGCAGCCTTGCAGGCGGTTCAGCCTGGAGAACATATCGTTCTTAGTTCGGGCTCCTATAGCGGACAGTTTTCTGCGTTCAAGCACGGCACCAAGGAGAGCCCGATTGTAATTCGTGGTGAACAGCTTCATACCGCGGAGTTCACTGGATCTCTTGAACTGCGAGGTAACCACACCTGGATCTATGGAGTACAATTCAACGCTGCGACGTTGCGCCTGATCGGAGAAGGAACTGTCGCTAGCCGGTGTTATTGGCGCCAGGGTCAAGACGACATTTCCGCGGCCTGTGTGTCTGTGACAGGAGTTGATTGCCAGGTCGGGTTCTGTGAATTCGATCGCTATCGTGCGAAAGCAGTTGAAGTCCTGCCGGGCGCTGGCGCGCGCAGGACTTGGATTCATAGAAATTATTTCCACGACAGCAACACCGATCAGCGGTATCAACTCTATGGCATCGTCATAGGGTCGCCGTCAGACGAGCTCGTCGAGCTCGGTGGGGTGGTGGAGTACAATCTTTTCCGCAGATGTCTGTCCAAACAGAACAACTTGATTCTAAACTTCTGTAGTCGGGTCTCGATCAATAACAACACGATCGAACAGTGCTACGGCGCGCTGATCAACAATCGCGCCGGTAATGGCAATTCTATCAAGGGCAACTGGATCAGTGATCCACAGTCTGGCGTAGGGGGAATCAATAATTACGGAGCGGATAACGCTATCCACGGCAATTTCTGCTCTGGTAAGATTTCGATCTATGCTGGTAATCGTAGTCCATTGACTATTGACGCTAGAGACACGCCAGCGTCGCTGCGAGCATCTGTTGTCAGCAACATCGCCACCGTCATCGTTGGAGCGACTCCTCCTAGCGACGTACCCGCTACTGACACTGTCGTAGAAGCTAACCAAGGAACTGTCCAGCGCCAGCGTGAGGTCGGCACAACCGTCTCTGCGACCTCGTCGATCAGCGTCCCGGCCCCTGTTCGCTTGGTGGACACAGACGTCGGTCCTTACGCGAACATGAGCGGAGGCCTCAATCGTCCTCCCGCTGAGCCGTCTGGGGCTCGCATTGTCAACGTCACGAATTCTACAGAACTGACTAATGCACTTCAAAACGCCCAGGTCGGCGACAAGATAGTCTTGGCCAATGGGACGTATTCTGGGAACTACACGGTCAACGTTGCCCAGGTCGCCCTTGTCGCTGCGTCGATCAACGGCGCTTCTATCACTGGCGTCTTGTCTTTGCAGGGGATGTATCAACAGGTCTATGGTGTCAGGTTCTCTGGAGGGGGTCGCGTAGAGGTTTCGAATGTCGGACAGAAAGTGGTTCGTTGTCGCTTCGATGGATGCACTAGTTCGCCTGTAATCAAGGTCTCAAAAGAGGACTGCGAAATTTCTTGGTGCGAATTTGTTGGCCTACAAGCCCAGGGCGTGAACGTCCGCCCTGCGGACGGTGGTCGCAGGGCCTGGATCCACCACAATTACTTCTACAACTCTACGTCCAGCGGCACCGATCGCCATGCGATTTTGCTCGGGGTGGCTGGAACGGATATCTCGCTGCAGGCTGCCTGTGTTGTGGAATTCAATCTATTTGAGAACGTTACGACTCATGATCAGGTAATTCAGGTATTGTCCAGCACGAACATCTTGCGATACAACACGTTCGTCAATTGCGGAACCAGCCGCTATGTCCAGATTCAGTACGGTGTGAACAACGCGCTACTCGCCAACTACTTTGATCAATCTGGCGGGTGGCGAATTATGGATCGCGACAACTCTGCGGTGGGCAATAAGTGTCTGGGTGGTCAATTTCAAGTCAGCGCCGGAACACACGACCCAGACACCAGTCCTGGATGGCAGACTCCCCCGCTGGACTACCCCGCAGCCAAGCGATCTGTGGTCGCCGGTAATGATGGAGCACTCCTGGTAGGACATGTGTTTCCTGGTCGTTCTGGGGACCAGACGGTACCAGCCAATGCGACTGAAGTCAGTGGTCACGTGGGAACGATCACTTACGGTACTCATTCAGGAACAACGACACCCTCCCTTAACAGAACCGTCCCGGCCGCTGTTCGGTTGACTAGCGCTGACGTTGGTCAGCAGGCTGGCCAACTCCCCACTACGACTCCTTCTGGCTGGCCGGCCGGCTGGACAGTTCCTTCTCTGAAGTCGTATCACGGCATTGGACAAGCGTTCAACTACTGGGGAGGTCTGTACGTCTTCCAGCGCTATGATCAGTGGCTTGGCAGACCGACGAATGTAGCGACTGTCTGGGCAGAGCAGAACGTTCCAGATTGGGACAGCTTGGCCGGAGGCGCTGGTCCAGACGACACTACTTGGTCCGGTCAGATCAATATGTGGAATATCACGAAAGCCTTGGACACGTCTCTCTGGCCCGCTGATCGACCGGTTATTATCTGTATCACTGGGCTACCAGCGACTCATGCTGTGCGGTTGTCCAACAATCAATGGCAGAACGCCAATTCCTGGCAGCAGGTTGCTAACGGTGAATTTGATGTCTACTACACTAGACTGTTCCGTAGACTAGCTTATCGTTGTCAGCAGGCCGGCAAACCGGCGAACAAAGTCATTATCCGCTTCGCTTGGGAAATGAACGGTACCTGGTATAATCATGCTGTTGGATCAGACAAAGCAGGGTTCATCGCTGCGTGGCAGCGCATCGTAACTCTCGGGAACGCTGCAGTCGCTGCGATCATGGGTTCTGGTAAGCGGTTCCTCTGGGAGTTTGGACCGTCTTATCAGCTACGCTTCGGGAATCGCACGAGCGAGCGCTTATGGAATATCTATCCTGGCGATGCTTATGTAGATATCGTCTCGTTGAGTCTCCACGATAACATTGGCATCAAATCTTCAGCAGATTGGCAGCGCTTGTTGGAATACGACAAGAACAATCAGCTAGAAGGTCTGCATCCGTGGTTTGATTTTGCTCGCTCGAGGGGCAAGCCAGTTGGCATCAGCGAGATGTCGTTCAATCACACGGCTAAGCAGTACTTCCCGGTCACTGAGAATCCAGAAGCAGCTTGGGCAGGCTTTGAAACGCTGCGTCAGCGATACATCGACGCGTTCCTATATTTTGTGTACTTGTCGGATAGCTACACTTCTATGTTTGATCGAGGGTCCTGGGGAGAGCCTTATCGTCAGCGATACAAGCCTGGTGGAGTCGCTCCATAATGCCGGCCAGCCTGTCTGCGACATCTGTTGCTCTTTCAGACGCGGTCGCCAGGACTTCCTACTCGTTTAGTAACGTCAATTTCCCGTCTGGCAAGATTCTTCTGGGCGTGAAGGTAAGCAAGACGGCGTCTGGAGCCCCGTCCATTGCATCTATCACACATCCTAATCTAAGTAATATCACACTGATCAGAGAAGCTACTCACGCTAATTCCACCGAGAACCGAGGAACCAGGATCGCTCTGTATTCCGCGGACAGTAGTGGGGGTTCTGGAACCCTCACTATCAATATCAACAGCACCGACGCTTGGAGCTGCCAGGTCTTGGCCTGGCAAGTCTCTGACATAGACTCGATCATTGGACAAGCGGATGGTCTATCCTCTGGAGACACAGATGTAGATGTCACCGCTAGTCCAGCGACCGGCGGAGCAGCACTAGGGCTCGCGCTGGTCGGTTGCTACAGGACCAACACGTCTGGAACCATTTCGATTTCAAATTGGACAACAGCAGATAATTCCACGAGCGCAGGCTACTTCACATTTCGGGGATCCGGATTTACTGGAACCCCTCCATCAGCTCCTGTGGGCACGCTCAGCGCTGGCTACATGCGACCCGGAATCATGGTTGCTGTTACTTGGTCTGAGATCGCAGCTTCTTCCGGAGCAAAGAGCGCGCTGATCCGCGCACCTGGGGGATGAACTTGCTGACAAATTCGAGTCGTGCTAGCCTCGCCCAGGAGTTGCCATGGTCACCCTACCTACTCAACTGACGACTGGGGAGAACGGGTCTACTCAGCAGCAAACTGCTGATACGATCAACGCACTCACCACTTTCTTGTCTCAAGTGGTCGGTGGTGGAGCAATCTCTTTTCTCACCATATCTAATGACACGATCACTCCATCTACTCCATTCATCAGACTTGAACCCGAAGGCGGGGCTTCTAGCGACGACTTAAAATACATTAATCCACAGAATCTATTCGATACCGGAGACACGACCGCTGGTCGTGTGTTGCTGCTCACCCTAGCGAATACCGGCAAGTCCATTACTCTTAAGCACAATATGTCTGGTACTGGGCGACTTCTACTGCCTCAGTCTGCTGACTTCGTGCTGTCGACCTATGGCACTGTCCTGATCGCTGCATGGGATTCATCTCAATCCGCATGGCGGGTCTATGTCGCTGCGATATTGCCGATCAGCGGGCCGTTGACGCTTCCGACTTGGGACACGGCTGGTCGCCCTGCAGCGAGCCCCGCTGGTCGGATGGGCTACAATCAAACGCTGCAGCGACCTGAATACGCTAACGGCGTGTCATGGCTACCCATGAGCATGGGTCCAGCCTACACCGGATCGGCTTCGCTGGGGTCTACGTATCCTGCGACGTTCACTTTTTCACATGGGCTGGGCCATCTTCCACTTTTCACGGTCTCGCTGCGATGTGCGTCTAGCGATGAGGGATTTTCTGTGGATGACGAACTATACGCACCAGATCTACTCAATTCTGAGAACAAGCCTACTTGTCATGCCGTGGGATCAGCGTCAGCGATCAAGGTCTATTTACGAACAAGACCCAGAGTAGTCTCTCCCAACAACCCGAATAATACTGTCCAGATCGACCCGACTAAGTGGCAACTACGCGTGCGAGCCTGGAGAATCGCATGAAAATTGCCGGTTGGTCTCAGATCGGTCACGCAGTCAGATCGATTTTTGATCTAGATACTCTGGCCTCCGACGAACTACCAGAGGCGTTGCTGGTCAACGCTCAGCTTCCTACAGATCCATATCGCACACCAGTTTGGACATATGATAGGGATCATCTTGAACTAACTCCTAAGGATGTGTTCAATAGCCGGTTGCCGGGGGAGATCCCGCAACATGGCAAGGTGCGCATCGAGAATCAGTTCAACCCCAGTTCATACGATATCCTAAGTGATTGGTCTGTGTACTATGGCAACGTGACCCGCGAGGGTGAGATCCTCACGTTCACACCGACTGACTTTAACATCAACCGCATGTGGCTTGAGCAGATTTTCACTTTCTCCACAGGAGAATTACTGCTTGGCGGATGGCAGTTCTGTTTTGACATTCGATTGGTCGCTCCAGAATTAGGTAAAGAAATCTGCGCTGAAGTCGGTTTTCTTAAGGCTGATGGATCCGGCTGGAGTGGTTCTGTAGCGATTATTCCACTTTCTACTGAATGGCAACGGGTCCGAGTCTCTCTCTACATAAAAGACATTTCTTATGTCAAGCGAGTTTGCCACCTCACTACATGGGGCCTGTCTGATAACTCTAAAGTTCCGCAATACGGGATCCAGCTCAGACGCCCACAAGTCAGTCGTCTCCAGGGCGGTCTCGCTGTGCCGTTTGACTATACGGCTGGCGAAACGAACTATAAGTCCGGCGCATCTGGTGTCAAATACAGCCGGACTCGTGTACGTACTGTGACCAGCGGCGCGCTGGTCACATTGAACTATTCTCCGATTGTTTCTATTGACACAGACGATATCCTCGGTATTCGCCCAGAGCCTGGGGGAACTAGATACACTGATTATAACGCCACGCTCCACAATTGCACCCGTGAAAACATCGGAGAATACGAGCACAATTTGGTCTATCGCTACCGAGCATCCGGATTATACGCATATTTCTATTTCAGCACAGTCAATGGAATTAATCACGTTGTTTGCGTGTTCAATCCAGAGACTGCTCGTATTGGCTTTGCGACCAATGGTCCATGGGGGACCTCTGATGCACGTCTGAACAACGACCTACAAACTTGGACATATTTCAGCACACCCAGACCGTGTATCGCGAAGATCATGCGATTGCCGGTCAATGGCGACACCAGACTCTATGTCGCTTATTGGTGGTGTGACGTTTACAGTAATGATGGTTGGGGTAACCAAATTCGCCTCGTAACTCCTAATGGGGATCTGCAGACTGGTTCTAGCCACACCATCAAGGTCTATAAGGCAGAACTGACCAATGTTCCGTGGGCAGGTCTTCCGGCGGGCTACCGAAATGCGAACGTCACTCGTAGTGGTGAGCGCTATTACCTGGGACAACTTGATCTCACAGACCCATTCACTATTTTCCTCGAATTGTATCGACCGTTCACAGAACCCAAGATCTCGACTTGGTCGTATCGTAGCGATCTTATAACCTGCGGCTCAGCGGCGATTTATCTACGGGACGATAAACTTCACATCGCGCTGGGCTCGAACACGCTGTCTGTTGATTGTATCGAGATCGGAGTAGTTGGTCTAGTAGTTCGCGTTTGGCGCGGCATGGTGGACGTCTGGATAGATGGTGTAAAGCTAATCAATAATCAACCGATCGGTGTGCCTCTATATGGACCTGCTCAGCAGTGGGAACTCGGTGGTCCTAATCACCCGATTCCATTCACTAGGAAGTGTCGCATTTGGTCTGGAGCACTGCTGGATTCTGAGTGCGCGGAGATCTCTCTACCATGATGGCCAGATTGGATTTCTCAAAGCGAACGGCATTGATCATCAAGGCCAAGAATTTCAACAGCGGGCGACACAATGACCCTGTTTACACTCCACTTCAATTGTCAGGTAATCAATTTGGACAATTTCTCCCGTATATCGACTATGGTTCTATTTCAAGCAATAAGCACACATTGGCGGTGTCTTTAGACACTAATTGGCAAATCACACCCTATAAAGACGGGGTCAGGCAGACTATACCAATGAATACGCCTCCAACACAACGCGGAATACAGATTTGCGGACACGTCGATGGAGACGACAGACTACTATTCGTACCACTCAACACAATCGCATATTGACTGATGAAGAGGTTCTGGATTATCACAATCAAATCGTGGTAGACGAACAATGACCGCCCTCGAGATCGGACCACACGAGATGCCCACTGAACCGCGAGTCATCCCGTTTCCTGCTCCAAACCACAACAGGGAATCTCCAGTGTCGCGGCTCGACTTTGATGATCTTACTCACGAAGTTATTCGACAGGGCCAACAGATCGATTCTCTCTGTAAGCAAATCAATGATCTGCGATCACAAATTCGTGTAATGCAGGAAGATCTGCGCAGTATGAGTATCGAGCTAGCCAGGCGACAGGCTGCTGATCAAGCGGCGAAGGAGCTCGGCGGGTTCCTGCGCATCGGGCTCCCGCTGGGATGGATGATGGCCGGAGCGCTCGCGACCTACGAGCTCCTCAAGTGGTTGAGGTGATACCATGAAAGAGCCGATCGGCGTGCGGCGAAACAACCCACTGAACATCGTCTATAACCCGAAGCTCAATTGGAAGGGCCGCCACCCGCTCTGCGGGGACGCCAGCGCTGATCCTAATCCGCGCTTCGAATGGTTCGTCAGCCCTGACTACGGCTATCGCGCCGCGGCTAGGACGCTGCTCTACTACAGCGAGCACTACGGGCTCAACACGATCACTGGCATTATTCATCGCTGGGCACCTCCTTCCGAAAACGACACTCGTGCCTACTGTACCACGGTCAGCCGCCTTACGGGGTTCGGTCAGCTCGACACGCTGGACTTGACAGATTTCGATACGATGTTCAAATTGCTCAAGGCGATGACAAAGGTGGAATGCGGTTATTATCCTTGGCCGGATTCTGTTATTCGTGACGGGATTATGCTCGCTGGTATCAAACCCAATTTCGAATTCACCAAGACCGACACAGCGAAAGCGACTGCCATCACCACGGCCGGCGGCTCAGCGGCGGTGGTCAGCGCGCTCGAGGTCGTGAACCAGGCAGTGCCGGTCATCGATAGGGCGACTCAGCTACGCGCGATCGGGATCGCGCTGGTCGTCCTATTGGCTGTTGGACTTGTGGTCTACTTCTGGCGGAAGAATCGCGCCAATCCCAAGCCGCGCCGCTCGACTAGAGAGACGTGAGCATGTGGTCTCCAACATTGTGGATCGGCGGTGGGCTTGTCCTGGTGGTCGCGGCCTTAGGGTTCTGGGTGAAGCTCCTACGCGCCGAGCTCGAAGCGTCGGCGGTCAAATTACGAGACACTGAAGTCCAGTTGGTACTGACCAAGTCTCAGTTAATGACCGCTCAGTTCGAAGCTGCGGAAGCAGTAGCCGCTCGGCGAGCCGCTGAGCAGCGAATCCAAGAACAACTGCGTCAATCAGCAAAGCTCTTAGAAGCCGTCAGAGCAGCTCGACTTTCCGGCGCGCCGTTAAGCGAAGGCGAGCAAGCAGAATGCCGTGCCGTCCTAGAGACGTATCGACAACTCGTCGTACCCTAGCGGCTAGCCGGCGGGGTGCTGGCGCGCTATGGCTTGCTCTAGCCGTAGCCGGCTGCGCTAGCCGGCGGGGTGCTGGCGCGCTATGGCTTGCTCTAGCCGTAGCCGGCTGCGCTAGCCCCGCGCCAGCGCCTACCGTGTTGATGGCGTGTGATATTGACGTGACAGCGCTCTACAAATGCCGGTTACCGGCGATTCTGCCCAGCTCTCCGGCGGAGGGTCTCGTTTCGATCTGGGGAGCGCTGCAGACCTGCGTGATCGCCGCCGAGACCACAATCGAGCAAGTAGAGCGGGTCAAGCTCCGGTCACTGCAAGCAGAGCCAGCCGCACCAGCCAGTAAAGAATCACCCACAGCGCTGCGCTGAACACCAAAGCCCATATCAAGCAGCGCGGGGAGGGCATGACCAACTACTCCTACAATTGCGGTTGTGGTTGGGCGCCGTACCTATGCCCGGCCGGGATTATTTGTTGGCCTTGATGATCAAGGCTGCTCAAACACCAACAGCGTGAGCTCATCGGTCATCTTCCACACGTCTACGAGACACATCCAAAGACCGTCCCAGTTATAGCCGTCGGAATACTCCAGATATTCTCTTACGTAAAGATCGTAGACTTCGTAAGTCTCATAGTCGGTCGGAGCATGCTCGTTGCGCACCAGAATCAACACACCATTGTCCGTCAGCCGGTAGCCGAGGCACTTGCTGCCGCGCTTGAACACGTCTCGCATGATGCTTGTTCCCACAGTTGGTAGATCTCGGTTAGCTCAGCGTCTGAGATCAAGCGCTGAGCAACGGTTTCCTGTAGCCTGTGACACCGAGGTCACCACAGGGCATTCACCGCCGAGCGCGTCCCGGTAGAGCTGGATTAGATCCTGGTGTGACTCGCCCCAAGGCGGCGAGTACGTCGCTAGAGCTTCCCAGACATCGTCTGTGGTCAGTTCGAGAATCGGTCTATAAACTAGGCAGAATTTCATGTCGCTATGGGGGTTGAGACGGAACCCCGTGTTGTATCGCTTTGCGATCCTGGCTCTGTTGAGGCTCTCGCTGCGTCGCACGCCGAGCAAGAGAATCACGCGCCGGGTCTCTTTAGCCAGCTCGCGCAGATATTTCATGGTGGGCTTGATCTTAAGACGATCTGTTCGGCGCTAAGGTTCGCCCAAAACGTCTGCGTATGTTCTGGTGACGTGATCTTAACAGTGACCGGTAGCTGTAACCGGCGAGCAGCGGCGGCAATCTGTTCTGTGGTCTTGTAGAGGTGGTGGATAACTAACGGACTCTCGACCAGCGTGTCGTTTGCTACGATGTGCACCGGCCTAGTGCGCTGGTCAGGCGGTAGATCTAGCAGCATCTGCAGCGCGAGGTGGGTGACCAGCGTACTATCCTTGCCGCCAGAAAACCCGATCGCCCACGGGCTGGTACGCGGTTGGAGATACTCATCCCGCATGTCTTCGAGTATGGCGGATATATTATCCACGACCGCTGTTCGCCACTTTGAGGAAGACGGGGTCTAGCATCACGGATGCCCAGAGACCCAGAGCTTCTGCGTCTAGTTTGTCGCCGACTCCCTTGACTTTCGTCTTGCTCCAATCGGTACAGCGAGACGCCCAGGCCTGCCAGACCCTGGCCTCTACTTCGTAGAACGGGAGTTTCCGTAAAATGGACACCAGCAGAACGACTCCTCGCAGCGTGAACAACTGCGCTCCAGCCATCGGAGACCTGTGGTTCCAGAACGGCCGCTCAGCGACCACAGCATCGGGTCGCCATTTGTCCAGCGTGTTGATCATAAACACGTAGAGTGATAACGTCGCTAAGCGGCTGAGCTCAGACCCGGGCATGTTCCGCAGGTCTGATTTGATCTCGCCGCTAACGAGTTCTATCGCTCCGCTGGCCAGGACTTGCTGGTCCTCTGCGATCGCCCAGCCAGTCACGTTGGCGACGTCCAGCGCTAGGATCTTAGGCATCTCGAGGGGACATTTCTTTAACGAATTCTTTCAAAGCGTCGGGGGTCATGCTGGCGAGCTTGTCTCGCAGTTCGTCTGTGGTGCGAACCCGAAACATCCCCTTACCAATCTGGATGTGTGCCCAGATAGTTGACTTAGCTCGTTCCAGTATGCGGGCGATTTCCCATGGACGATGACCCTTTTGCAGGAGCAACAAGACATCCAGCGTGCGGTAGCGCATTAGACTTCCTCCAGGCTCTCGATAGTGGCTTTGAGATCGTCTAGGGTCATGCTGGCCAGCGCTTGCTTGCGGCGGAGCGCTCGTAGGATTAATTCATCTACCGTACCTGGTGCGATGAAGTCTATGTAGGTGCAATGGTGGTCCTGGCCGATGCGATGAATACGGTCTTCAGATTGCAAGCGCGTTTCCAGCGCCCAGTCCTGGTTGTAGTAGATCATCGTGGACGCAACAGTCAAGTTCAAGCCGAGACCACCAACCTGAGGGTTCCCGATCAAGTATCGCACATTAGGGTCCTTTCTGAACGCTTCAATATTAGCAGCCCGCTCTTCAGACGAGCAAGCGCCATAAAATCCAACGGCTTGCGGCCCGAATCTCTCTAGCATAAGTTCAATGTCGTGCACGAAACGCGACCAAATAATGACCTTTCCCGTGTCGAGTTCCTCGAGGCATTCCTCGAGCGTGGCTATCCGATCATTCGCAAGCGGCTTGATCTGCCCGCTGGTATCAGGCAACCAGCCCGAACAAATCTGCTGCAAGCGCAGTAGCTGGGTCAGCACTGTGTTGATCTGCAAGTCGATATTACGGTCATGAAACTGGACCCGTAGCTCAGCGAGAACAGCGTTGTAGGCTTCACGCTGTTCGTCGCTCAGCGCGACGTAGCGGGTCATGTAGATCTTGTTCGGTAGGTCTAAGCACTGCTCTTTCGTGACACGGTACACGTAGCGCCGTAGACGCTCTCTGAGCAGGTCGGCATTCTTGACCCCTATGACAAGCTGGATCGTCTTGGACCGCTCTTCGTATCTATGTGTCTGCTTGTTGTATACTCGATATGTCACTCGCCTGGGGACGCTCACGCAGTAGTGAGCGCGGAAGGCGTGTTGCGACTGCAGCCCCAGGATCTTGGGGTCTAGAAAATAGAACTGCGCCCAAAGATCATCTAGCTGACGAGTGATTGGTGTGCCGGTCAAGATGCGCCTAAATTTGACCTGATGAGCGATCTGGGTGAGTAGTTGCGTGCGCCGAGCGTCAGGCGACTTGATCCTCGACGACTCGTCTACAACTAAGATGCTGTCTTCTCGGATATGCGCAGCTAGGCGCTCCGCTGAGCGCACCGTGCTGAACGCCTCTACGTTGCAGCACAGGATCTGCAGCATCGAGGGGTCGTGTTGATCAATAGCCGCTTCGAAACGCTGCTTCCAGACGTAGGTCTTATAGGGCACGCTCAGCGGCATGTGTTCTGGGATCTGTTCACGCGCCCACTGGACGTGCACCCCATTCGGGGCCACGACCACGGCCTGGCTGATCAATCGCTTGGTCCACAGGTACGCGATGTTCTGGATGGCAATCCACGACTTGCCTGTACCCATTTCCATGAAAAGCGCGAACGCCGGAAGCTTGGCACTGGACACCAACGCTTCGAGTTGATGCCGATACGGCTGGGTTTTGAACGTAATCGGCGGGCTGGCGTTCCAGCGCTCGATCCATTCATCGAGCTTCGCCTGTGGAACAGGCTTGCCGAGCCCGGCGCTCGCGCTCTGCATCAGAGGATCCGACTGTACTTGCAGCCGGTCTCTAGCGGGTTGCTTTCATAGGTCACCCAGACCTCATGTGGCTCCTGTTCGTCCTCCTGGTTCGGTAGCCAGATAACCGCGGTCGCTTTGTTGAGGACCTGTTCGTCGACCATCGCGGTCCTGAGGACCTTTTCCATCAGGTCTGGCTTGTTCGTACCCCAGTAGCGCTCGTCTGACGCGAACGTCTCGACAGTGCGCTCCTCAGGCGCCGGGCGAACCAAGCGTCTCTGGAGCGTCTTGAACAGACCCTCGAGCACCTCGGTCAACTTGGCCGGGTCTGCGAGCAGGTCCATTCGAACGTAAAAATCCCCGATGCGTCCGCACTGCGAACAGCTCGCAGCGCCGTCCTCGTAGGGCGACATGAGCAGGATACACGGGGACTCGGTCCTGACGCGCTGGCACTTCGACGCCTTGTTGCAGACGTCATCGCCGAAGTGCATCAGCTTATTGATGAAAGCGAATTTGTCGGCGTGGTTGTTCACTTGGACCTCCTGGACTGCGGACGCTGGTACTCGCGGAACATAACGAGCTTGTGCGATCCGCGATAAGGGCTGGTCAGGTTGAAGAGTTCCTCGACAACATCGCGGTACCTATAGAACTCGCGATCGGTCATGTACATCTGGCCTCGCAAGAACAACGGGGCCAGATACCACCTCGGGCAGCGCGAGTCGCCCGGGCAACTGACGAAGGGCGCCGTGGTCGCCGCGGTAGTAGACGTAGTATGTCA